CTATGCCTCTCCGCAATCTGCGTATGGTTTGCCCTCTCAACCATTTGGTGCTATGCCTGTTTGGAAGAACCCTGAGTTGGATGAATCTTGGACACCTGGCCCTCCTCCGACTACCCCTCCCGACCACTTAGAAGATGACCAAGAGCGTGAAGAATTAGCACAAGCAAGAAAAGAGGCTGAATAATGTTTCCTATCCCTCTCCCGTGGCTTATTGTGGGTGTTTTGGTATCTCTCTTTGGTACATACCGAGTTGGACACCACTATGGATGGCTAGAGCGTGATAACGACATGAAAATAGCCATTGCTAAAAAGAATGAAGAAGCTCGTCAAATAGAGCAAAACTTGGGTGAGAAACTTAATCAACAATCTGCCAAACTACAGGAAGCCAATGATGCTATCAACAAAAAAACTACTGCTCTTGCTGTTGCCAATCGTGCTGGCAAGTTGCGGCTCAACACCGCAAGTTGTGTACAACCCGCCCAAAATTCCTCCTTTACCTCCTCAAATAGCGAAAAAACAAGAGGTGAATCTTCTGGACAGACTGACGTTGCTTCTGACTCCGAAAGAGCAACCATCGAAGCAATCGCAGAAATAGTTGCTCAAGGAGATCGAAATACTGCCCAACTAAATGCTTGTATTGATGCTTTCAACGAAGCAAGGGATTTAATTAACGGCAAGGGGCAGTAGGGTGATAAATAGGCTTGGCTTGTTTATATGCAAGTTTTGCTTCTTCAATGGTTTTATATGTTCCTAATCGTATTTGTTTCCCATCAATTTCTATTTTTGCATACCAAGTATTTGCATTAGGACTTTTGTAAACGCCAATAAAAGAGTTTTTCCCTTGAGGTTTAAAAAGATTTTGCATATTTTCGGAGCGAGTCACATCTCTTAGATTGCAAATTCTATTGTCTGATTTGTTTCCATTGATATGGTCAATAAAATTTTTAGGAAAATTTCCATGCACATACATCCAAGCAAGTCTATGAGCACCATATTTAACGTTATCAATCCGTATTCTCCAATAGCCTTGCTTATCAAAACCACCTGCTTTTTGCCCAAAAGTTCTTCCAAAAGGCGCTTTTTTCCAAAAAAACAACCCCGTTTCTGGTTGATATTCGAGAATTTCTCTAAGTTGATTACAATCAATATTGCTCATGCTGTTGTCCTCCATAGACAATGGTATGTGAAGTGGGTAACGGGGACTGCAATCCCTGTTACTTGCGATTTTACTAGGAGATCAGTTTATGGTCAATGCTGAACAATTAGCTAAATTGCATATTGGCCCAGAATGGGTTGATGCTTTAAATGCCACATTTGAAAAATTTGACATTTTGAACCCACTTCGGAAGGCGGCATTTATAGGGCAATGCGCTCACGAATCAGGTAATTTTAAACTTCTATCAGAGAATTTGAACTATCGTGCAGAGGCTTTGCAGAAGTTATGGCCTAAAAGGTTTGATGCTGCCAAGGCTCAAGCGTGTGCGAGAAACCCAAAGCTCATTGCCACAGTCGTTTACTCGAATCGTATGGGAAACAGGGATGAGGCTTCTGGGGATGCCTGGCGGTTTATTGGCAGAGGATGTATCCAGCTAACTGGCTCGGCTAATTATTTCCATGCAGGGAAGGCTCTAGGAGTTGATCTCATTATGAACCCCGAGTTAGTGGCTACTCCGATGTATGCCGCACTAACTGCGGGATGGTTCTGGGATACGCATAAGCTAAACCAATACGCTGATTCCCGTGATTACAGAACCATGACTAAGAAGATCAATGGTGGTTTTATCGGTCTTGATGACAGAATTAAACACATTAACCATGCGATAGAAGTTCTTACCTAAGAAATCCTAGCAGGGCAATCTCTACCTTGATTGCAAGTGTTTAAACAGGGTGGACACCTTTTCATGTCCCTGACAAAGGAAGCAAAACTCTGTGCTGTGTCACCAAAGGCTTTCATCTTGTCGAACTCCTTGGCAACCTCCTCCAACACTTCGTTTCGGTCTGGTCTATCAATGAATTCATGGTCATTGAGCCATGTTCTGATGATTCCCATTTATCTTACCCTGCGAAGAGGAAACTCTTGAAACTTCTCGGGTGGTGGGGGCAGCATCTTCTCTGAAGGTGGAGTCCATCCATGCTTTCTCCAGATTGCCTGAACGTCTGATCCTGAAGACCATTTAAAGTCTTTGTTTGCCACTGAAGGGTAACTGATCTTTGAATAAGGTGGTTTTTCTATCATTTAATTACTTTCATAACACGTTGAGAGCGTCCCGTACTGGATTTGCGTCTTTCACCAGTATCCTCAATAAACCCCTTGCGAATTAGTGGCGCATATCGTGGGCTTATTGTTTGTATGCCATGACTCGGAAAATGTGTCATTACGTCATCTGCAATGCATCCATTTGGGTACTTTGCAATGACCTCATACACCATTTGCTCTAACTTGGTTGAATCAACCTTTTCAGCAGCATCTTTGCTTGTATCTGGGTCTTCTTTGCGTACCATCTTAAACGCTTCAGTACCAAAGAATCTACCGACTGTCTCATTCATGTTATCAAAAAATGTACTCATTATTAACTCCTGTTGGTTGGGGCTACGACTGCTCGTCTACAAGCTTTCAAAAAGTATAAAACAGCTTTCACCCCGTGGTTATGTTAACTCAAAAGGGCAAATCCGACTCATCAAAACTTGCCTTTTTAGGGGCTTGTTTAGGCTGATATTCTTCTTTAGGAGATACTGCTAACCCCATGAATTTGCCTGACTTTCCCTCTTTAATCCATGCAGATAGCCAGTAATCCTGACCGCCCACAGTAATATTTCCTTTGTAATCAGGGTGTTTCTCTGACTCTTTTTTGTCGTTCTTGAACAAAACGCCTGAGTTATCCTTCTTTTCCATCACATTTCCTTTGCTTTCTTTGCATATTCATTATGCGTATGAAGTTTAACTGCAGCATCACAATATGCTTTGTGTGCATCTTCTGCTTTAGAAAAATAACCTAAATGCTTTACTTTTCCACAAGCAGTTATTTGAGCTGCGAACCTATTTCCTTTTTTAACAACACCTTTATACCCAGTAGTATTGTTTATATAAAATTTTTTGTTTTGTGAGTTTTCTGAAAACTTACAATCCCTTAAATTTTCTATTCTGTTGTCATCTCTTATTCTGTTGATATGGTCTATTGTGTATGTTGGTAATTCTCCGTATATATAAAGCCATGCAAGTCTATGAACTTTAAATGGCTTTCTGTTAATTGATGTTCTCAAATATCCGTCAGTACCCATTGTGTTCAAAATTTGCCCAGCTTTTGCATTGTTTGCTACAGTAACTTTTCTTGTAAAAATTCCTGTATTGCTGTCGTAATCAAATAATGACTTAACAAGTTCCTGCGTAATCATTTATAGCTCCTTCGCCTTTTTCAAAGCTGAACGCACTTTACTGGGAAGCAGAGTCCACAATGCTATTTTTTGTTCGCTATCTAAGTTCTCTCCTTCCAACTTATCCCAAGCTGCCTTGGGGTCACCTTGCTCACACATGGCAATCAATTCCATTGCCATCTCTTGCAAGTACTGTAATTCCTCTGGAGGAATATTATCTTGTGCGCCTTGAGTAGGTGTAATCACTACTGATCTGCCCTCTTCAGGCAAGTCTTCACCCGCAAAAATGTATAGCCCGAGTCCATGTAGTGCCAGGGCTTTGGTCATACAACGCATGATGGCTGTGTTTACCGCAAAAGCATCGGGAGTAGGGATGGCCTTGTTTCTGTAGTCCATCACGGGTAATTGACAAGTCATTGGTTTGCCAAACATGGTAGCGGTAACGAACACCATTGCCGTACCATTTATGTCCATGAAACACTTGTCGCCAAACATCTCTACTTTGTAGGTAGCGGTAGGATCAGCCTTGAGAGCTTCTGCCCATGCCCAAGCCCATGACAGGTAGGTCAGGTTGTTTTTCTTCTCTGTATGAGAATTGACATCTTTTTTAAGTAACGCTTCTATTGACATATTAACTCCTTTGATTTTCGTTTAACTCTTGTTGAATAATCTCTTTTTGTTGTTCAGGAAATAAATCCTTGAACTCGATAAAGTCTGCTTCTTGGCAGCAAACTATTTTATCCCCTTTGATTGTCAGGCAATAGGGGCAGTAGTGTATGTCTGAGAACTCTGACACATAGGTTTGGAATAGTGTTTTCAATGGAAACTTTCATAAGCCATTGTCCACAGAACATCACCCGCCAGATCGGTAAGTTTGTTCAACTCATCTTCTGTCAATGGTGTTCCATCTTCATAGCATCCACTTGAGAAGTAGGCATCAGAGAAGTCTGGAAAGTCTCTGCTATCTACTCCATCTACTTCTAGGTCTACAACCTTTTTTCCATTAAGAATCGGCATATTTACTCCTGTTAAGCGTGGGTTACTGTTTGCCCACACCGATAATGTGCCACACCTTTTTAACTTTTTATACTAGGATAAACCCTAATAGACAAGCATAAAAACAACAGTAATATTCTGAGCATGAAAACTGAAATACTTGAAAAAAGATGCGCTGAAGCCTTGCTTGGGTACTCTCAAACAATGGCAGATGCTTATACAACCGAACCAGAGGACTTTGATGCGGCTGTAACAGCTTTGCTTGCCAGAACGCTAGAACTCCATCTAAACCGAACAATCAACCTGGAGAACCTTTACAAATGACCCAAGAAGCAGTAATCAGAGCATTACAAAACGGCCCACTTACTTCCTACCAAATAGAGGATTTAACAGGCATACCAAGACTATCTATTGCAGCTTGTTGCACAAAAATGAGCTACAAGAAGAAGCTAAAAATTGGAAAAATTAAGATGGGTCGGTCTTGGGTTTCTCAGTACACATTAGCTCCACACATGATTGAGGCTGAAAAGGTAGAAGAGCCTCGTGATCTGCTAAACCCGTTTGACATCAGAAACGCTAAAGGCATCTTCACTAAGGCTGAATATGCTTCTATGAACTCCCAAGCTGTCAGATTGTTTGGCAGACAACCAACAAACGAAATTACCAACAATCAATTTATTTGATACAATGTTTTGAAACACGGCTAGGTACGAAGTCATGAGCGTACCGAAAAGAGAAGTCTCCCCTCCTGCCGCAGTTTCTTTTAGGGAGAATTGGAACAAGAGACTGCTATGCACTACTATTCATTTCATGTGAGTGACTACATTCACGATACAGCGCATTTATCTTTGTACGAAGATTTAGCGTTTAGGCGTTTACTAGACTTGTACTACACAAGCGAAAAGCCTATCCCAAATAAAACCCATGAGGTTTCCAGACGGATAAGGATGGCAAATCAAATCAATGCCGTTCAAACAGTTCTGGAGGAATTCTTTATGTATGACATAGAGAATGATTGTTGGTTTCACAAAAGATGTGATGAAACTATTTTGGCTTATCAGGCAAAAGCAGAGCGTAATAGGGAGGTTGGAAAGCTTGGTGGTAGACCTAAAGCAAACCCAAACGCTATCCCACAAGAAACCCAAGTGGTTTCCAAAGATAACCCTAACCAAGAACCAATAACCATTAACCATAAACCAATTAAAGAGAACAAGAAAGGCTCACGCCTATCTCAAGATTGGTTTCTCAGTAAATCAATGGGAGATTGGGCTACTCAGGAAAGACCAGACCTAGATGTTCGTCAGGTTGCTGAACAGTTTAAAGATTACTGGATTGCCCAAGCAGGTCAAAAGGGTGTCAAGTTGGATTGGGATGCAACATGGCGTAATTGGGTACGCAACACCAAAGCTGTTAAGCCAAATCCCTATGACGTTGGGAAGACCACAGTTCCTTCAAAGAATGAGCCTAACCTTGCTTTGATAAAGATTGAAGAAGACGCAAAAAAGGCAGCACCTATTCCGCTAGAAGTCTTGGCTAAGATGGCTCAAATCAGGGGCAGAGCATGAGAGTGTTGCCAATAAACAACTTTGAAGTTGAACCTTGGTTGCTTGAAAAACACTATGCCAAGCGTATGCCACAAATAATGTTTTCTTTTGGGCTATACAAGGATGATATTCTTGTTGGCGTAATCACTTATGGCATCCCTGCCTCGCCATCACTTTGCATGGGAATCTGTGGCAAAGAATACTCAGATAAGGTTTTAGAGTTAAATCGAGTCTGTCTGTTGGACAACCACAAAAACGAAGCATCATTCCTTGTTGCGAACTCAATCAAGTTATTGCCAAAACCAATGATTGTTGTTTCTTATGCTGATACCAGTAAGGGTCATGTTGGCTACGTTTATCAAGCCACCAATTTCCTTTACACAGGACTTTCAGCAAATAGAGTTGATTGGACCATCAAAGGGCAAGAACATAAGCATTCAAAAACCATTAGTGATGGTATGACACTTGAGGGAATAAAAGAGCTTCATGGTGATGATTTTTATTACACAGAGCGTTCAAGAAAACATAGATATATTATCTTTCATGGTTCAAAAACTGATAAAAAAGTTTTACGTTCTAAATTGAAATACGAAGTTATGCCATATCCAAAAGGTGACTCTGAAAGATATGACTCTGGAACAACTGTAAAAACACAACAACTTTTATTCGTATGAACTACTTTGAAGCCATGAGACTGCTAGACAGAGTTAAGGAAGGCGTACCTTATCCCGTACGTTTAATCAATCAAGCATTGGAGCTAACTGGTGATCTGGAGCAGACGTAATATTCAAGGCCCAAGCGATAGAGTAATCCTCGAACAGTCTGAAGCTAGAGAACTCTATCGGAATTGGGAAGGCAGTAAAAATCGTGACCTTATCAGGGCGAGACTTGAGAGAGCCGAAAGAATTTATGGTACTGGTGCTAGAGACAGAATCCGAGCTTTTATGAAACAAATGCAAGATGGGACACTACTATGAGCTTCATGGTCAATTTCAAAGTAGACGCTAACCCTGTTGGCAAACAAAGGGCTAGATACGTCAAGAGGGGAAACTTTGTGCAAACTTACACCCCTGACAAAACAAGAAACTACGAGGCTTTACTCAAGGATGCCGCAATCGAGGCAATGGGAAGTTCCGAACCCTTGGAAACCCCTGTGAGCCTATATCTTTACATTCGAGTACCAATCCCTAAGTCATGCACTAAAAAGCGTCTAGAAGCCATTGATAACGGGTCAGAGAAGCCAACAAAGAAGCCTGACGCAAGCAATATCCTAAAAAGCGTAGAAGATGGTATGAACGGGGTTGTTTACCATGACGACTCGCAGATCATAAACATCCATGTAACTAAGGTTTATTCAAGTCTGCCAGGCGTTGATATTTGCGTAAAAGAATGCTTGGACTAAGGGTAAGTCCCAATAGAAAAAGAAACAAACAAGAGTAAATTAAAGGTTTTAACAAGGGTGAATATTATGAATACATGGGAATTTGACACAACAATCGGACAAGGTAGTGAAGTAGTGACAGTTGTCTATGAATACGAAATAGACGAGGACAAATCCACCTATAACGAATCAGTTAAGGAAGTTTGGTTTGAAGGGCGTGATATTGTGGGATGTATGTCACAAGAGGCTTGTGCTGAATTGGAAATGGAAGCTGCAATGCGTTTTCAGCACCATAAACTGAACTACAAAATGGAGGATGTATGACTATAGAAGGCATTATCCGCATGGCAAAACAGGCAGGGTTTGCTGATGAAGAAATTGATACTTGTCAACAGATATTGATTCACTTTGCCAAACTGGTAGCAGAGCATGAACGCAATGAAATAATCGAAATTTTGGATGCTTCAACTGGCTATGTTCACATGGATGCGATCAGGGAAAGAACATGAGCGATAACCCACACAAGGCGGTGCAATTCCTGATTGACACTGCACCCCTTTATTCCAAGGCCAAGGCTACTCGGATGTTTCTAGAGGAATTCAGAAAAAGCCGCAAAGCCCAGCTCATGTCACAAGCGGGAACTGAGGTTTTAGGAAAGCAGGAAACCTATGCCTATGCTCACCCTGACTACATCGAAATACTCGAAGGAATCAGGGAAGCTGTCGAATTAGAAGAGCGTTATCGCTGGCTTATGACGGCTGCACAAACCCGCATCGAGGTATTTAGAACCGAGCAATACAGTGCCAGGCATGAAATAAAAAACACCCAATAATGCAATCAAAGAACAAACCTAAACCGAGCGCAGGGGAAAGGCTGCACATAGCCAAAATTAAACTCATGTCATGCATTATTTGCGACTCACCACCACCGAGCGAATGCCATGAAATAAACCAGGGCCAATGGTTTACATCAATGCCACTATGCGCAGATTGTCATCGGGGAAGCTTAAACGGGATACATG